AACCTTGGCAATGATTGCAATTTTCTGATCCAGTATCAGTGGTAGCCGTACCGACTGGGCAATTCACAACCGTTCTGTTTCGAGTTCTGTATCTCTTAGAACCATCACATCTTCCCCAAGCACCCCATCCACCCCATGGACCGACGTAACAACAATTTTCATCCTTACCAACTGGTTCAGCACTATTCACAACTATGCGAGTATATGTTTGTTTTCCATTCGCGTTACATTCACCCGCCTTTTTCCATTCACCTACATAAGGGCAGTCAACGCGCCTCGTTTTAAGATCAGAGGCACAATTGACCGTCGTCTGTTCTTGTGTTTTTCTACCACCTTGGTCACACTGCGAGATATCCTTCCAATCCCCTTTTTGGTAACAACACGGCTTCACACGCGCTTTTTCATTTACTGGACACGCACCTGGTTTAGACTCCTTATACGCCTGTGTAAATATAGCCGTTCCATCGGCGTTACATTCATCGGTCATGGACCAATCTCCTGTGAGTTCACACGTACCTGGATCTTCTGGTTCTGGCGCTGGTTCCGGTTCTGGTGATTGTTCTAGTTCTGGTGATTGTTCTAGTTCTGGTGATTGTTCCGGTTCTTCAGCTTCGGATTCTGTTTTTGTATTGGTCTGTGGCTCAACTGTCCCACTTGGTCTAGGTGAAGACACCACATCCCTATTTGCCGCCGCTAAATAAGCAAATATACCTGATAAAACCAATACGATCAAAATGACCAACACTTTTATCATTTATATTTAGTTAGATTTTTTATTTGTTCTCGATCGAAATAGATGACAATTTATCTTCATATTGAACGGGTATATCATTACTAACAACTCCATCCGGAATTGCGCCGTCCCATAACGGCGCCGAATCACCCCCATAATGATTCTCTGTATAACCAACGACTTTACAATTTGTACCTACAATTTTATATGAACTCGCGATTTTATCTCCAAAGGTACCAAGAAGATTTACACTTGGTAGATCCATATCGATTGGAAATGAAGCCTTACCCGATTGATTTTTATTTTCGTATAAGTAAACTTTACATGGTTTATAATTACAATTTATAGTCCTCTCCCTCGGTTCATTAGGGCAATTATAAACACTTCGCGTCTGTTTAATTTTACCATTTTTACTACATATACCCTCATCCTTCCACGGAGTTGTGGCGCAACACTTTTCATTTCTGGTACTAGATATGTATTGATTGCAGTTCACAACACGTCTTTTTTGGGGTAATTCTCCACGAAGACCACACGACCCCGCGTCTTCCCATTCACCTATGTAGCAACAGTTTACCTCTTTACGATCTCATTACCATCTAAATCGTTTGTGGTTTCTATCTTTTTACCATCTGAATTACATGAAGTATTCTTAGTACATGGCACCCTTCGTATGGATTTACTTGGTGGGCAGTTAACAGCAGTTTGCCTCTGTTCCTTTTCACCATTCAAACAGAAAGTTTTATCACTCCAGTTACCTTTCTCGTAACAACATTTTACCATCTTCTTATCGATTCCTTCTGGGCACCCAGTACCATTATCAGTGTTATCCTTTACGGTCCGCGTGTGTTCAATCATTCCATTTGATAAGCATTCCCCAGTCTCTTTCCAATCATCAATTACTTCACATGCTTTAAGGCCTGACGGCAACACGACAGATAAAGGATCAACCTTTTCCTTTTCTATGGTACTTACATCACTTTCTATTGTAAGTCTGGATGCTTCCATATTTGATATAAATTTATTACCAACCTTTATAGCAACCACTATACATGCCACACAGACTACCATCAATATAAAAACCACTATGTATCCAGATGGTGCCATTTATATTAAATGAGAAATTATTTAATTACTTGAGTAACACTACCACCAATACTATTATTAAAAAGGCGACTCCAAACGCAGCTAGCATCGTATTAAATTTTTTGGCTTCTTCGTCTCGCTGTTTTTGCTTCTCTTCAAGTTCCTTTTTACGGAGTTCCATTCTCTCATCTTTCTTAGACTGGTTTTCTTCAATTTCACCCCTTTCTTCATTATAGAAGTCGAGCTCCCATGGATCTGTACCTATAAAGTTTTCATTAATTTTACATTCTGAAAATACATCGGTGTCTAAAGCTGTATTTATTTCTGTGTTCTGTAAACATATATTTAACTTGAAACCACATGGTGACGTCTTACGAAGATCGTCCATGATAGGGGGTTTGTACTTGTCTGTACCTACGCAGACTTTTGCAGGACAGTAGAGACGCTGCATGAGTTCGAGGCGAGCTACAGCTTTGTGAGGACCCGCTGTTTCTGGGACGTTTGCTAATGTATCTTCTACATATTTCATAGCTTCTTTACACCCGGGTATACCTCGCTCAGTTTCACAGTCTCTGTAAATGGTGTTATAACAAGAACACCTCTCATCTGTCTTGTTTTCGTCCTGAGCACAAAAAGCTTCGTCCACTATCTCAGACATCTTACAACTATCTAAGATTTAAAATTATGATGAGGATGATTAAAGCTGCAACCACGAGTGCTGCGATCAGTTTAACTCTGTTACCCTTCGTTTCTTCATCGTACTTATCGTCTTGAATCTTGATTTTCTTTTCTTCCTCGATTTCCTTTTTTGCACGATACTCCTCTTCTTGAGCTCTCTGTTCCCGTCTGAGTTTCAATTGGAGAATCTTATTCTTTGCTGCGACGTACGCCGCATTTTCAGCGGTTCGTATACCACCACCGTACATGACCGACGGATCTAATCCATACACCGAATCTAAATCTATGAAAGGGGTTTCGTTCAGAGAACAGTTCCTAAAATATTTTGATTCAGTGGTTTCACCTACTTGAACGTCGGAAGCGCATATATCCAATTGAAAATTGCACAATCCAATGCTTTGCAAATCTTTGTAATCGGGTGGTCGGTACTTGTCATCTGAACACACTTCGGTTCCGCAATGACGCCTCAGATCTAATTCACGCGAAGCGAGTTTTCGCTGAGAATCGAATGTGATGTTATTTGGAACCAATTCCAAAATGCTGTTCTTCCATCCATTAGATTCTTTACATCCCGGTATGTCTGGTGTCTTTTCACAGTCCGCATACATTACGTTGTAACAAGAACATCTCTCATCCGTAGGATTTTCCTCACAGAATTTCATACTTAGTTCTTCACCAGAAGACATCTTATAAGTATACCACATTTTTTTGGGGATTGGAAATAAATGAAGAAGTCACGCCTGCCTAGTTGGCCTGTGTAAATAATTTGTATGTATACCGTAAGGATGTCTCTGATAAAGAAGGCCATGCGCGGTGAAATACCTGTGTATTTCGTATTAGCACACGGCAAAGACTATTCACCAACAAAACAGAGAACAAAGAGTGTACCTAAAAACAAAATGCTGATTTTACCCGTAGAATTAGGTGACGAATTAACGTACCAGGGCGCCGAAGAGCTCTCTAAAAAACTCGCGACAAGACAGAGCCTCAATGCACTTCTCTCCAACTTACCCAGAAAGTTTACGGTCGTTGAAGAAAACAAACAGTACCCAGACACGTTGTTACAATTTCATGATCCATACTATTGGACGGGTATATATGAATTACCAGAATTGAGATTGAAGAATGGCTTGGGTAAAAAGTATCACCAACAGAAGGATGTAAATATGATGAATGTAGACAAAATAACAACCCCTCCTAAAAAGAACTTATCCACATTTCTCAGCGAAGACCCGAACATGGAAGCTATATATATAGTGGCTTCATGCAGAGGTGTAAAGGGTGTACCCGCGAATGAAATTTATGCTACAAAGACAGATGCGGCAAAGAGAACGAGTGCACAGCTGAAAAAGCTCGAACAAGTGAGACGGAACACGATGGGTGGGACAAAGCGCCCAGCATCCAAGAGTGCTACGAAACCCGTCACCAAAAAGTCTAAAGTTGAACCGAGTAAAAAGAGGAAGAGAACTCCATCCGAGAGTTCACGAAAGAAACAAAAAATGAGCACACCTTCACCCGTAAGGGCGGTTGTGGGTCAGATCGCTACGATGATGATATAACTTTCTTATTTTCATAACATTCTTTCTTCGGTGATGAGATCCAATTGAAATTGTAATTCTCTATACCTTGTGTTTAAATCAGATATGACTATAGATCTAAATTGATTCTCTATGCTCATGTATGTCTTACACATATAGTTCAAATCTTTCTTCGTACCTATATATTCAATGTAATACTCCTCCGTGTTTTCAGGTAACGTGATTTCATTTATGTTCGAAAAGTGTTCGATGATGTTGCGTTTTATATTATTTGTGATTCTCTGTAAAGGTCTGAGTTCGCGTATCATATCACTTATAGTGTTCATTTCAACAGACTTTAAACGCATGTCCATGTCATACATACGTTCTTCGAATTGTTTTTGGAAATATTCTGATGCATCCTCTTCGAATCCTTCTTGTTCTATGTATACACCCGTAAATACACTTCTCACGTCGTCTACATTACCTTGTTTGTCTTCATACACATTGCGCATGAGATTACAGAACTCCAGATATTCCCCTTCGGGTAACTTATCTGCGTGTCTGTCTATGATTTGCATCGCATTTTTGAGATCATCCATACTTACGAGTACATCGCGTGTTTTCTTTAGTTCACTGTTAATGGTGGGACGTCTTCTATTATTTCAAGTTCATATACATTTTCCTTTTGGGTCGGACGAACGACCACTATTCTACATGTTTTAACACCCATCATCATGACGTCTTGTGCCTGTGGTGATGGAGGTGGAAGTGCGATAGGTTTACACAATAAAGAGTACATGTTTACTTTTTAGCAGATTTTTTTCTAGTAGATACGCGTTTTTTTGGTGTAATTGCCTGAATAATTGCATTTATTTCTCTCTTCATAGCACTGATTTCTTTGTTCATTTGTTTCATGAAAGGCGAATCTATACTTTTCGGTGGTGACATTTAAAATAATGAGATAAAAAAATAAAACGCTACACGTATAAGATGCTCCTGAAAGAGTTAAAAGATCATTATAAAACTATTCGCGACGAGGTTCACAAACTTCCCCGTGAATTCATATCTGAAATACCCAGAAAAGAGGGGGAATGGGTCGGTTCAGAACATTTAAAAGAGGTCGTGGCCATGTATGCATCTGGTAAACACGGGTGGCTCAAGGGTGGCCAAGACCACGTAGTGGAAGACTGGATCAGTTGGCCACTCGTGTGGGACGGACATCCCGTAACTGGAAACTGTGAGATGTGCCCAAAAACTCATGCACTCTTATCATCCATCGAAGGCATAAAGGTCGCAGGTTTTTCACTCATGAAAGGTGGGGTTAAGCTCAAACTACACTCCGACGACGTGGGACCTAATTATAAGTTTACGTATCATTTAGGTATAGACGTGCCTTTTGGGTACTGTGTTCTACACCACTCTAAGATTGGGGACGTCATAGAAGAAAATGGGAAACATATTGTTCTAGATGCGAGACATCCTCACTGGGCCGAAAACCTTTCGGAGGAGGATAGGATTATTTTGTATATGGAGATTAATTAACATTTATAATAAAATTATGATCAATTTGGGATTTTGTTATTTTTACAATAATCACGCATACTTTAAATTCATCTTATACACGTAATCGTTTATCTCTTGGTCTTTCGCGTACATACGGTATTCCCATTTACACGCCCTGTTCATTCGTATTTTGTTCACTATCTTACATGAAGAAGAACGAGTCGTATAGAGTTCTAGTATAGCGTAGGCGTAGTCAAATTGCTTTCTTAACCAGTACAGCTTGAATTTTTCGCGAAGTTTCATTCGTTTGTGCACGTACAAAGATACTTCCATAATATTATACAAGTCTATTTTTCTAACCTCTAATTCTTTCGTGGATTTGTTTCATGGTGTTGCAAGCTTCCAAGTAAAGTCCCTCTTCGTAGCCACCCATCTTGGACTCCTTCATCTTTTCAATGAGTTCCATCATCTTATGAAGCGGAGATACTTGTTGATCTGAATGTACTGGGACATTCACTCGCCCCAAACCATGATCCAAAGCCCAGTTCTCAAGATTTATTCGTGTCCATCGCCTCGCACCTCGCTCAGTTTCACAGTCATCCAAAAATCCAATCGGCCATTCGGGGCAAAACGCGTGAATGAGTCCCAATTCTTCAAATTTATTGTATCGAATACAATAAGTCTTCCAATTGGGCGTAACATGTTCGTTACCACCCATAATCCAGAATTTTCTAAACAATTCTGATGTATCCGAAACGTTAACATTTTGGTAATTAAGAATCATTGATGCACACTCATCCCAATTATGAATTTCAGCTGCACCAAACACATATTCAAAAGTTTCTAAATGTGTGGTGAATTGGTCATAGTACAGTCGATGCTTACTCAATATATTTTCCAACAATCTCCTACCGTTGCATCTCCACGCGGGTGGCCAAGGTGTGTTGATACTCGTGTTAAACGTCCGTTCAACCCACATAATCATATCAATTTGTCTGCTAAACACGGCACATTCCATGAAATCAACCATATCCTTTTGAGTGGCGGATGCGGTCGTTCTCGGCTTCAATTGAGTATGAATGATGTCACACATGTTTTGTCTACCAGCCTTAATGGCAAGTTTGAAGAGGGCGATCTTCCTTTGATTAGAGAATTCATTCAGATAATCAATAACGAGGTAGTTCCAATATGGATTTCTATGTTTAATAGTAAGAGACGCGAGTTCATATGTAGATGGAAAGTAATCCCAAACTTCGGGTGGAATTTTGGGATGACCATTTATGTGTTCTCTTCTTTCCTGTAAAATATGGTTAAATAAGTCAAATCTATCCTTTTTGGCACATTGAATAATAGTTTTCTTGTCCCAGCCACGACCGGACGCAGTATGGCGTTTGAAGCATTGCATACATTTACGGTCGATGGCGTCGTTTACGTCATGGCAAAGATGATACATTATTTGAATTGAATTATGATAAGGTTATGAGCGACTTAGGTAAAATTAAAATATATATTTATACTAAATGAACATTTTTCTCGAAATAGTTTTGAGAGCACTTAGTGTATTTCTTGGTGTTTTTTTCACCGTAAGTTGGGGGAGAAAGAGTAAGCCCACGTGGGATGTGGCCATAATAGTGTCCGTGATCATTCTCGCACTTTATTTGGCGTTTACTCAAAAAATGGAAGCGTATACGCCGCCACCAACGAACTACATTCAAATGTAATAATTCAAAGCTTACTCAAATATTTGGAACCCACGGTTCGCATGAATCGGTGTTTCTCAGCGCGGCTATCAAACACGATTCTGAATCCATTTCCATGGTACGGCTTGGGTGGAACTTCGTAGTATTGTTCGAGTTCATCATCCGAGTCATTTTCGACCACATAATCAGGGTCGTCGTCTCTAGTTTTTCGCACGCGTCTCGTTCTCATTATTACTTACCGATATAACGTGCTATAACTTTATGTTTGTTGAACAAGAAACAATTGGTCATCTAAAATCTAATGCGGAGAGGTGGTAAAGGGATGTCTTCATGTGTCAATTCGGTTTGATTGACATTGGAAGCACCTAACAAGTTCTCCAAGAACGTCCTCGAGTTTGATACAGGGGTGGATACGTCGTCGAAACGCGCCATTCTCGCTCGCACGAGATCTCGTTTCATTTGGGTGATTTCTTTCCTAAGCGTTTCGTTTTGTTCCATGAGACCTAAATAGTCATTCGTTAAGTTCAATATGTAATTATCACGAACGGTATCTCCAGATGCGTACATCCTTTTGAGTTCATTACACATCTCGAGATATACATTTTCGGGAAGCGAAGTTTTGTGTTCGTCCAATAAGGACATCATGTTTCGTACAGGATCGCTCATTTTTACTTATTACACGCTATGTTTTTATTCTCCTTCACTCTCTAACATGATACGTAGACGTTCTTCTAGAGATTGACCATTCTCTGGCACAACTTCAAACTCTGCGTCAGGCATACCAGGATCTAGAAGGTCTCCGTGTGTTTCACAGAGTTCACAAATGACACCTTCTTCGGGTGGTTGCCCGATCGGGTGATTATGTACGGGTACAACTTTTTTGACGACGGGTTTCTTTGTCCTCGTTTTCTTTTGTGGAGGAGGTGCCGTCGATGTACTCACCATGGGTTCTTTCACATTCACGTGTTTGGCACAGATATCTTTTCCAGGTAAACGACTGTTTTTACACGATGTTCCCTTGATGGTTTTACAGATACACTTTTCAACGGGTTCTTTTGATTTTGCCACGCGTTTCTTTGGTTTCATTTCTTCCCGGATAGATTTGACTTCTTCATGAAGTTGTTGGTTCTCCACGCGAAGTGTTTTCACTTCATCGATGAGAGTTTTGACAAGGTCAGTGAGGTACGCGATTTCAGACATGTTTAGTGTATACTTTATAGTGTTCCAAGTGACCACTTAGGTATTTTTTTCTTAGTGAATTTTAATGATCGCGCGTCCATTCTCACTCGTTCTCATCGAAGCTATTCTCATAGGTATATTGACACTACTTATCTATACAGGTGTTTCTAAATTCGTGAAAGATGCACGAGCGCTCGTTATCACAGGAGCACTCGTCCACCTATTTTTCGAGTATTCGCCAATGGGTAATTTAAATGAAAGATACTGTAAATATTTATTAAAAGCTTGATTTAAGTTTAACTAGTGCTTCTACTGCATCCCCCTCTAGTTTATGTTTAACACAAAATCCATTTTTGCCAGCTCTACATAAACACGACTGAAATATGCAATTAGGCCTTTTCGTTCTCGGACTCAGTGTCTGAGTAGACGACATACTTTCTTCTTTTAGAAGGCGGTTCGATCTTAGTAGAGGATTCGCTGTCGCTATCGGTTTCACTTTCACTACAGCTTTCCGATTCGTCATCGGATAAGATTTCACCTTCCTCGATTTCACTTTCAGAATCGGAGTAGACACGCTCACTTGGGTAGTAAATCTTAGGCAAATTGTCGTAAAGCACTTGCCAGTCCACGTGGCCACTGAGTTCATTATCTTCGATGAATTCATTGAGTCCATTGCGGTCCTTGACACCCCAATTGTGTTCGACGATTTCAAGCCAGTAATCGATATCGTGTTCCTTGATACTTCTTGGGTACACGTAGACGATATTTTCATCCGAGTCATATTCTTCACGGGAAATCTTTTCGCTATAAATCAAACACATGTGATCAAGGATTCCAATCTCATCGTCGTATTCGGTTTCTGGTAGCGGCTCGTGACCAAATTCGATGAAATGCACGTGACCATAAGATGTCTTAAGCTTTTCAGAGGAAATACCCATAAAACACAAATATCCTTCTGTATTTTCGGGCATAAACTTATCTGGAAAATACTTGGAAGACAAACCCCAGACTTCGCATTCATTGCCAGAAAAGCGACTTGCGAGTGAGTCCATGTGTTGCATTCTTTCCAAAAAGGTTGCATTCTTCACGAGTTCAGTAGAGAGGAGCATCTTATTTTGTTATCTATATCATTTACGTTTCATTTGTTTAAGTGTATTTTTATTAAAAGTCTATCCTACTCGCGAGACGGCTACCAAATGTCTTCTCCTTAAACTTTAGTTCGCGACATTTAAAATCGCGACATCGCTCACTTATTTCGTAGAGTCGAACTTGAACTTCTGTGAGTTTATCATCCGATGTGAAATCTTCATGCCTTTCAACGGGAATCCAATGTTCAAACTTACTGTAAAATATTTCCTTCTCGATGTTACGATTCTCTATCTCTCGATAACGTTCGAGTTCAGAACAACAGTGTATGTATTCATTCATATTTTCTATAGTTTCTTCGGCGCGTAATTGATTAAGGCGAGTCTTCACGACATCAATCGCAGGTTGATAGATTTGAGAGTGTCCATCACCATAAATCTGACTCAAACGTAAGTTTCTTAGGAGAGAGTTTAGTTCTCCTATGTTGAGTCTGTTGATGGTATGGTCTCGATTTTTTTGGTGCATGTGGACACCTCGGTGTTTCATAGGAATGGACAACCCCTTCCCATATGAGGATTTGTAAGTCCGTGCAAAGCGATCGTGTCGCTTGACAGAATGCGAGGCGGTAGTCATCGGTCGTGAGAGAGAAGCAGTCATCTTGCATTATACTTGCACCACACCTTTATAAGGTTTTTGAAAATGAATAATTATCTTTTCCCCGACTTCGTTTTTGGCGATGACCGCTTCGTATTCACCTTGATCGTATATGTACTTGGGCTCTTCTTTGGAAAGAGACAAGTAGTTAAGTAATCTTGTGTAAAAACTCATTCTTCTTTCTTCTTACTTAGATGATATTCTTCAAGCTTTTTCTTCTCACTTTGAACGATCCTTAAAAATCTCTTTGGTTTGTCACCAAGTTTTGACCAAGAGAATTCGTCCATAAAATCTTCGATATGTTCCGGGACGTGCGCGATCACGACAAATGTCGCTTTGATGTACTTGTATATCCAAGTAGTCGCAAATGCATAACAGAAAGCACGGGGGTAAAGCCACCACATTACGTGTTTAATGCCTTCTTTTTTTATCTATCTTAAATACAAGATGGATCTCCACGAAGTACCAAAGAAAGTCCAGTACATCACCATAGATTCAGAATTCGTGAATGGATCTAACAATACATTTACCATCGATTTCTCACTCGATTCGAATGTACACATGGAAGATCTCACTAAAGTGATCGGCTTCAAGATTGTAGATTTTTACGTGACACAAGTAGGCGAATCCGATTCAACTGGAAACACGGATGTATCTAAATACATAGACATCGTATGCGAAGACATTCCAAAGAGAGCCCAAATACTCGATGAGAGAAATGGTCAGATACTCGCACGCATACCTTTGGAGCGATCGTTCTCTGGGAGTAACTCGTTCATTTTGAGAGACAAACAATGGAGATCGTTTCAAAGACAAACATCCCTGTTTAATCCTATATCTATTCAAAAAACACATTTCAAACTTTACGAATCACAAGGCGATGGAGACTACGAACTTCTTAAACCTTCTGTATCTTTTTACATGATCATAGAAATAACTACCGTCGATGTAAAGAAAAAACCAAGAAACCGGGAATTACAGATACTCGATGCACTCGATCGTCTCATGGGAAAGATAGATAATCTCAATCACAACGTCAAAAAACTACCCGATGCAGAACAGTTGGAGAAAGCTAGAAAGGAAACGAAAAAATACCCTTTTAGCTATCTAGTTTTAATGATAGTTCTCATATTAGGTGGTGTGTATTACATATCTAAGCAGACAACTTCGGCTCCTCCTCAACCTTCTTTCTAGTGCGTCTGACGACCTTTTTAATCGTCTTTGGGGCTTCTTCCACTGGGGCTGGTGGATCTTCAACAAGTGGCTCCGGTTCAGGGGTTGGAGTCGGGACTGGCTCCGGAGCTGGAGCTGGAGCTGGAGCTGGAGCTGATTTCACCTTAATGCTGTCTAATTCGTCGACCAAACGCAACAAGATTTCATAGACATGCCTTTTGTTAATACGAAGGGACTTAATTTCATTGCGGATTTCTTGCCTGAGAGATTCCATTATAATATACATAAAGGAAATATTATCTTTAAATGTAATGCTGGTCATTGGTCCAACTTTACTGAGTGGAATCGGACAACATGCAAAGAAATACACGGAACTCTTTCCTGAATGGAAATATGTTCAAATTACAGACGAAATCTCTCCATGTGAACGAGCTTTTATATTTGCATTACCGACGGATTTTTGGTTAAACAATATTCATAAATTAAAACGTAAGGTCAAACATCTCCATTGTATGACCGTATGTGAAACCGAAACGGTACACGAGGACTACGGAAAACTCTTTGAATTATTTGATAGAGTCGCGGTACCGAGTGAGTTCTGTAAAAATGTGTTTTCAAAGCAATTTCCAAACACGGAATTCTATGTCGTGCGCGCACACATTCCACATACAGATAGATACACGTTTTACCACATAGGAAATATCATGGATCAACGTAAGAATTTTAGAGACATTCTAGAAGCCTTTGTGCGTCTCAACAAACCAGATGCGAAACTCATCGTGAAAGCCACGTGTAAACAAACAGTTGAAATAAATTTACCAAATGTGGAAGTTATTAATGGTCTCGTATCAGACGAGGAAATGGATAAAATACACAGATTATCTGATTGTTATGTGAGTTTTTCAAGCTCGGAAGGTGTTGGTATGGGTGCTGTAGAGGCAGCTATGCGCGACAAGCCCGTGATCATCACGAATTACGGGGGTGCACCGGAGTATGTAAAAACCCCGTACACAATTGATTGTGAACTTCAAGAGTTGCAGAATGATGACTTCTTGTTTAAGAAAGGTATGCAGTGGGGCAAACCAAACAAAGAACAACTCTTGGAATTCATGAATGATGCGTACGAAAAACGTTTGAGACACATGGATCACTCACACACGAAACGATTGGTTGGGAAAGCACACGTATCACAGCAATTCATCGATAATGTAATTGGTAAGGAGAACGATGAGTCCCGTAAGAATAGCACCTGAAGCGATGGCACCCTTTTGAGCGATCAACATCGACACGATGTCATCTATGAACCCAATGTTTGTGGGCTTCTTGACATTTTCTGGGACGATCTTAGCGATGGCAACATACAAAGCCATTGATATTACAACTGGACGTAATGTGTCCTGGTCTAACATTTATAGTAAACTAATATTTTATCTTTGGTTGATGTTTCTTACAGAAACCACCGCACACAGCCTTAAATCCACATGGCTTGCCAGCCAGCGTTACTGCTTGGCAAGTGTGTACTGTGTGTCTTTTTTCTACAATCTTTTCCGGAACCTTATCTATCACCTGGATCACCCGACTCTGTTTATCTTTTTTGAGTTGCGCGTATTTCTGTTTCATCTTCCAAGTCGCATTTGCAAGTTTCTTGCATCTATCCGTTGGTGAATCCACCCTGTACACGCGCATAGCGTCGGCGAGGCACTGTTCGTAGGACATCTTTAGAATTCGATAATTACAAGGGTGGGTTTATGTGACTTAGGTTCTATAAAAACGTGGATCTATCATGGATTTCAAAAAACTCTTTTTCTACATCGAGCAATTCCAAACCACGCCTCACCCTTCTGTGGATCCAACCTAATCTGGAATCAATTACCACACGACGAGCTCCTTCCATAGAGAAAATAGAGGAGAACACGTCTAAATCGGTGACAGACTCAATGCGTGCACCTTTCTTCACATTATCATCTTTTGTGAGCAATTGGATATTTTTGTAATTGAATATGCGAGTCCATTCATCTACGTCATTTACCTTTTTCTCGATGTAAAGAACCTGTCTCGGAATGATTTCATCTATCTCGAATGGGTGGCGTCCAGACACAATGTCATCCCATGTAAGGCCATCTAATCCATACCTAATACGCATTTTCTCCATAATCGATGCGATGAGATCGTCTCTAGTTAATCCAATAAGGGCTTCATATTTAGCGTAATCTTTACCATGTCTTATGGCCAAATTTATTTTACATCTCAAATCGTTTGACCATTGGCGACTCATGTATGACGAGTAACAATGCATACACGAACACGACGCAACTTGCGCATATCCAGGTAATCCATATTGACCCTTGCGATTTGAATTTACGGTGGAGTTGCAAAGCTGACGCGTGCGCGGCGTTTTGTCATCGTTGAGAGGCGTGACACACACATTGAGTACATGAGTCCCATCTTCTCTCGTTTTAGTCGATATGACACGGATTTCACCGTCGTTATGTATCCATGATGCGTGATCAGGTGTAGCAGGGAAGTCAATATTTGGTACCGACTTCGTTGGTTTCTGGTTACACTTTTTAAGTCTCTCCATTGCTTCTTCATGCAAAACGGCCTTCCTCTCTGGTGTGAGTTTTTCACCTTTCCATACATAGTAAGGCTTCACTTGGCAATTGGATGGACACCCGTTGTGTGCAAATCTACATTTAGGACAGCCTCGCCCATTTTCATAGGACATCTTTAATTATGGGAGTGGATTTGTATAACTTAGGATATAGTTTTTAAATAAGATACTAAAATTTATTTTTTAAAACACAACCTAAGTCGTACACGAGTTTATTAGAAATCACAAATGTTCATGCGCGCGACGACCAGCCTTTCTGAAAAGCAACGCGAACGTCAAAAAATCCATCAAGAGAAATTCAATCTAGATGTAAAAGAAAATAAACTGGAAGATGAAAACTATTTGCATGACAACCAGCTTGAAATGGCCACTAGAATTAGGGAATGTTTCGATGATCGTTCGATATTATCTGTGAGTGCCATCGCACCATGTCAATCTGGAAAAACTGGTACCATGATTGCTCTCGTGGGTGAGCTCATGAAACATCAAGAAATTCCACTGGAAAACATCTTCCTCATCACCGGTCACAGCTCCAAATCGTGGGAAGAACAGACGAGAACTCGACTTCCAAACTGTCTTTCCAGTCGAGTGTTCCACCGAAACAGACTGAATCAATTCCAGGTAGAAGTTTCGGGTAAGACAAATGTTCTGATCATAATTGACGAAATGCACATCGCGGCTGGAGATAAAAAAACGGTCTACGACGTGTTCAAAAATCTGGGATATATGGACAGCACAAACTTGTACGAAAAAGACATTAAGATTGCCGAGTTTTCGGCCACACCGGACGGTGTGATCGAATCGAGAAAACAATGGACTAAGGGTGAGCACAAGATCATAAAAGGTAATCCCGGACCCGGTTATACATCACACGCGGATTACCTTGAAAATGGACGAATGATTCAATCAAAAGATTTATCTGGGTTTACAAGAAATAACTGCCCAATTTTACGAGAAGAAGCCATTCAAAATGTCACTGACCTCGTAATAAAGGTAAAAGAATACTATGGATCAAACCATCGGTACCATATCATTCGTATGCCACAAAAGACTGAGGCTCAAAATATGATGAAACGTAATATACGTGACTGCGTTGGCAACGAATTCAATACATTGACATATGATGAGTCAAAAGCAGATATATCTTGTCTTGACACACTTTTAAAGGTCGCACCATCAAAACACACTTTCATTCTCGTAAAAGAGATGCTGCGTTGTGCAGACACGATCGAAAAGAAATTTATTGGTGTCGTTTATGAGAGGTATTCTAAGAACCCGTCAGATTCTGCGCAAATCCAGGGTCTTGCGGGTCGAGTGTGTGGATACGGCGTACCAAATGACATCCTCGTGTACCTGAACGTGTGCTCCGTAAAAAAGTACGTCGAATTATACAAAGGAAATTTTGAAAATATCGAGGGTATAAGATGGAAATCAACAACCACTGGTAAAGGAACATACGCAGACAACGAAAACTATTCTTTCTCAAGTAAATCAACTGATGATATGACTGAAATTGGCTACAAATTGTTCGATGAGTGTGATCGATGCGGGCCCCTCGTGAAATTCTGCAAAGAGCATTTTGACTGGACACCAAAATCAGATGCCGGATACAGTAACCGCGAATTGAAAAACTACACGTCGCGTGATATAATAGCAAGAAAATGGGGATTATCCAAATCCAAAAACAGTGCACGACGATTGGCTAAGGGTGTAGATGGTATATGGGTAGTATACTGGACCAAGAAACAGTTCCCCGACGTACCTAGCGACGAATAGAAAATTGTAATCAAAGACCCCTACCTTTGTTTTAAGAAAACAGCTTAAGTGGAAGCCGCGTTTATTAAAAATCAAGTAAAATGAGTGAAAGCATCCAAAAGCTTACCCACGTGGAGCACATCTTGAAAAGACCTGACTCGTATGTTGGTCCTGTTGCTCGCGTTGGTGAACAGTATTGGGTCAAGGAAGGCGATGGATTCGAAAAGAAAACCGTCATCTACGCACCCGCACTTCTCAAGATTTTTGACGAAATTCTTGTCAATGCCATCGATCGTAATTCACTCTATCCGAAACAGGTAACGTCCATCTCCGTCAACATCGACCGAGAGAAAGGTGAAATAAATATTGAGAACAACGGACCCCTTGGTGGCATCGCGGTCAAGGAACACGAAAAAGAGAAGATTTGGAATCCGGAACTCACGTTTGGGCATCTTCTCACGAGTACCAACTACGACGATTCACAGCAGCGTGTTGTAGGTGGTAGAAATGGGTACGGTGCAAAGCTCACGAATGTGTATTCGAGCAAATTCTCCATCAAAATCAAGGATTCTGAAAACAAGACGACATACACACAAGAGTGGACAAATAACATGAAGACGTGTGGAAAGCCGACGATGCGTAGTTACTCGGGTACAACCTCGAGTGTTTGTGTCACATTCACACCCGACTGGTCTAGGTTTGGTATGAAAGGGATGGACGATCACATTTTCAAAATCTTTGAGAAACGTGTGTATGACGCGAACATCTGTACCACACCGGGGTGTAAAGTCAAGTTTCAAGGCGAAGCGCTTCCGAAGACTGCGTTCAATGAATATGCCAAGATGCACACAAAATCTGACGAAGTTTGCTTATTTACATCGGATAGATGGTCCGTGTGTGTCGCACCAGCCGAAGATGGGTTCGAACAAGTCTCCTTTGTCAATGGTATCTGCACCACAAAAGGTGGGAGTCACGTAGATCACGTAGCGGGTATAATCGCTTCCAATATCATCGAAGATATGGCAAAAAAGATCAAGCTCAAGCCTCAACAAGTGAAGAATGCATTCATGGTATTCGTGAAAGCAACACTCGTGAACCCTACGTTCAGTAGTCAGGTCAAATCCGAGTGTACTCTTAAACCACAGGAATTTGGGAGCAAATTTGAGCCTACGAAAAAGCTCATCAAGGACATACTCAAGACGACTGTTCAATCGGAACTCATGGCACTTTCCAAATTCAAGGAGATGAAAGAACTTCAAAAAAGCGATGGTGTGAGAAAGTCTAAAATCACCGGCATTCCAAAGTTAGATGACGCAAACAAGGCTGGGACGCAACAATCTGGAAAGTGTACGCTCATCATCACGGAGGGGGATTCTGCGAAGTCCCTCGCAGTCGCAGGTCTATCTGTGGTTGGTCGAGACTATTACGGGGTATTTCCACTTCGCGGAAAATGTAAGAACGTGAGAGATGCGTCGGTCAAACAACTCACCGATAACAAGGAGTTCAGTGACCTCAAAAAGATTTTGGGTCTTCAACAAGATAAGGTGTACACCTCACTCAGTGAACTCCGCTATGGTCGTCTCATGATCATGACTGACGCCGATACAGATGGGAGTCACATCAAGGGTCTCGTGCTCAACATGATTCACTACTTTTGGCCGAGTTTACTTGACCTAAATTTCGTAGTGAGTATGGTCACGCCCATCATCAAAGCGACCAAAGGTTCACAAATCATGTCTTTTTATACAGATTCTATGTTTAGAATGTGGTATGGAAATGGAAGACCTGGGTGGAAGATCAAGTATTACAAGGGTCTCGGTACCTCTACGTCAGCTGAAGCTCGCGAGTATTTCAAAAACATCGAAAAGCTCACCGTCAAATTTGACACGGATGACAAGACGGACGACTCTATCATTCTCGCGTTTGATAAAACGAAGGCTGATTCTCGTAAGACATGGCTTCTCGAGAGCACGGAGAAACAGGGATCCGACCTAGAGATCGCATATGGAAACGTAGATAGAATCAACATCACGGAGTTCGTACACAAGGATCTCGTGAATTTCAGTCTCGCGGACTTGAAGCGCTCCATCGCACACGTATCAGACGGTCTCAAGCCTTCACAGAGAAAGGTCATGTATTCGTGTTTCAAAAAGAACTTGACCAACGAAATGAAAGTGGCTCAGTTGGCTGCATACGTCGCAGAAACCTCCGCGTACCATCACGGAGAAGTGTCTCTTGCAGATACGATCGTAAAATTAGCACATAATTTTACCGGTTCAAACAATATCAATCTTCTCGAGCCATGTGGTCAATTCGGGACGAGACTCATGGGTGGTAAAGATGCGAGTCAAACGAGGTACATCTTCACGAAGCTCACGAAGGATGCGAGAAAGCTCTTTGACGCAAAAGACGATGCCGTCTTGAAGTATCTCGATGACGATGGTAAGCCCATTGAACCCGAGTACTATGTTCCAATCTTACCCACCGTGTTAGTCAATGGCACAGAAGGCATCGGTACGGGTTTCAGTTGTTACGTGCCCCCATTCAACCCGAAGGATATCTGTGAAAACATAGAACGGGCTATTTCCAAGCAACCACTCAAGGAGATGAAACCTTGGTTTAACAACTTCAAGGGTAAGGTGTTTAAGAACACGGATGGGTTTTGGGTCACCGAAGGTCTGTGGTCTAGCACGAGTACTGGAAACAACATCAAGATCACAGAGCTCCCACCTTCTAGATGGACTCAAGACTATAAGGAATATCTCGATAGTCTCGTAGACAAGAAGGTCATCGCGAGTTTCGTAAATAACAGTACCACAGAAGATGTGGACTTTACAATCACCGGATACACAGGCAAAGACATCATCAAGGATTTTAAGCTTCAAAAGTCGTTCCACGTGAGTAACATGCATTTGTTCCACCCAACAAAGGGGATCAAAAAGTACGCGAGTCCAGAAGAGATTTTGACTGACTTCATGGAAATCCGGATGGATACGTACAAGAGACGCAAAGAACACATGTTGTATGTTATAAAAGAAAAGACCAAGAAGCTCGAAAACATGTCACGATTCGTAGACGCAGTCATCAACGAAAAGATTGTGGTCTTCAAGCGCAAGAAGAGTGAACTCGAAACCGAGATTTCTAAAACGTTTGATAAGATAGACAATTCATACGATTATTTGCTCAACATCAAGACGTACCAGTACACTAAAGAAGCCGTGCAGGCACTCAACGAAGAGACTGACAAAACAAAGAAAGAACTTGAAGATCTGAATGCAACAAGTCACCTCGATATGTGGAAAACAGATTTAAAAATATATAAGCAATAAGTAGTATGTGCGATAGATCTGGTCCAGATACCGGCGCCGCACTTTGCCTGTCTGCCATAGGTCAGCAGGACACATACCTATTAGGTGGAGATTCACCCTTTAAGTATGAAGATAAGAGACACTCAAACTTTAGAAAATTTCATAGAAATTTTAAGGTAAACAAACCATCGAATGCCGCGAGTGGTTGGCCATTCAACCAATCCATAAAGGTCACGCTTAGGCCACAAGACATGGGAGACCTATTATGTAATATGTATATAAAGATCAAATTACCTAGATTAAGTTCAACAAATTACAATTATGCCGACCGGGTTGGTAGACACCTCTTTAAGAAGATAACTATGCGTGTAGATGAGACTGTACTAGAAGTATACAGAGATGACATAGGATTTATCTATGACGAGATGTATTTGGATCAATCGGAAAGTGTGAGTAGAATATATACCGATGGTCGTTTCATATACAGAGAAACAGTTCTGAGTTCAACATTCGACTTCATAAAAATAGGAAACACATTCGTATACGTACCTATACCATTTTTCTTTTCTAGAAGCTATGAATCATCTGATTACGAAACAAACGTACACAATAGACCTTATTTCCCTTTGTGCGCCATAAACAAACAAAAACTTGAATTTGACATAGAGTTCAGACCACAGTCATTCTTTACAGATGATGTGGGTACACTCACAGTTGACGATTTTGATATAGTCACCGAAGAAATTACACTTACACCATATGAACGCATTTATTATACATCCGGTAAATATGAAATCATCACAGACATGTTTAAAACACATCCCAAGGTTGACACCATACCGGGAAATGAAAATCTAAAGATAGAACTCACACCAGAAAATAGAGTCAAAACACTTCATTTCTTTTTCAGAAACAAGTTGTTTGAAGACGAAAACGTTTCGAGTAATGTGAGTGTTTCTCCACCGAATAGTAGCACATCTAATCAAAAATTCCACTATTATCACAATAGATTTAATCTCACACCTTTCGCGGAATACAGACGAGCGAATGATTCTTTATCAGATGATGTCGCAACCGCCGCTAAACTCTTCATCAATGGACAAGAACTTCCATTCATAAATTATGTGGATTCTCATTATTACAGGTATCTTACACCTCTTAATCACAAGTTTCACACTACTCCTAGAAATATATACACATATACCTTCTCGATGAATCCAAGAAATGTAGACCCATCGGGAAGTTTGGATTTCACAAACATAAAAAATAACCGAACTCTCATAGAATTCAAGATGAACCCATATTATGGTACGAGCGAAGAGTTCACGTGTCACATCTATTACACGTGTTACCAAACGCTCATATTTAATAATGGGTACGTAAGCACGAGAGAACTTCCACCACCCAGTGAGGAGGAATTACTTACCAAATAAGTTATCTTTGTTTTCTTTTATATATTCTATAATACCATTTTTGATACACCATTTGATGAAATTGAGTTGAGCCACAGTCGTGCTTATTTCATCAGATGTACCTGGCACCTTATAGGATATCTTGTCTGAACGACAGAATGGATCAAACAGTTTTTTACTGTAACCATCTAGCGTGGACTTATATGCGCAATGCACGCTAAATATTTTGCCGTCGATCGTTTTATACATTAGGTTCGTCTTTTTAGAATAATTTGTTATGAACCATTCGAGGTTGCGGAGGGAAATACCACCTGTTTTGGTGAGTATCTGTACGAGCGTCTCACTGTTTTGAGGCGTGCCGTAAAACGCGTCTATGGAATTTAACAGGATATCTGATTTCCTCATACTACATCATACTTCTTAAATCTCTAAATTGGTTATTGCTAGATGATTCACATGCCGGGCATGTAGGACTATACAGAGGTGGAAATGTATGATTATGTCTGACAGTCGTACTTATATTCACTGGTTCGTGAAGTTTAGTTGTGTTCGCATGTGATAGACAAAAACCATCGTGACTCGCCTTTCGTGTACACGGTTCTCCACCCTTTTTGATGCCCATACAATACCCACGTGGATTAGGCATGTCACGCATCAGTAGTTTAAGAGGAATGTTATAATTGGTCGAGACGTTCTGGACAAACTTTAGCACGCGCTCATGCGTTGCCTTGTCTAAATCTTCTTCATACGCCTTGACCAAATTTTCTGACACCCTCATCTCCTTAATACATTATAGCACCTAATTTTTAAATGGCAATTCATCGAGAGGTGTCTCTGCCTTCTTCTTTGGTCTTCGTTTTGGTTTAATCTTCGTAAGAAGTTCCCCAAAAATCTCTTCCTTCGGATCATCGAAGAGTGGTTCGAGTAAATCACACACTGGATTAATGAACTTATTCATGAAGTAGTATTCGTAGTCAATTGGAATGTTGTTCTCCGTAGCATACTTTGGATCTTCAGATTTCTCAAAAGCTTTTGCTTTTTGATCCTCCGTCTTCACGAGAACGTAAGGCACCCGGTCCCCAGATTGTGGCTCTGAACCGGGTTGTCTATCCCGCATTTTACGCACAACTTGTACATGTGCTTGGTTGATGTCCTTGATTCCAGGGCTGTTT